AGACGCCTATAGGCGGTTGTCTGCCGAATCGAGCTCGGAGGCCGGTCGCTGGCGAACGTCACGCGCTCCTTTCCAGCGTGGCATCATGGATGCCATGTCAGACCCTATGGTGCCAGAGGTCGTGGTTATGAAGTCAGCGCAGGTTGGCTGGACGGAGATGCTGAATAATTGCGTTGGATACTACATCCACCAAGACCCGAGCCCCATGCTTCTGCTACAGCCAACCCTTGAGATGGCGCAGACATGGTCAAAGGACAGACTTGCCCCAATGCTGCGTGATACGCCGTCCTTGCGTGGTCTGGTTAAAGATGCCCGGTCAAGGGATAGTTCGACAACAATTCTGCATAAGCAGTTCGCGGGCGGGCACATAACGATGGCCGGGGCCAACTCTCCGGCATCCCTTGCATCACGGCCCATTAGGATTGTCATGTGCGATGAGGTTGATAGGTTTCCTGCGTCTGCTGGTGCAGAGGGTGATCCTGTGTCGTTGGCGAGAAAACGCACGACAACATTCCATAACCGAAAGCTGCTTATTGGCTCGACACCAACGATTAAATACCGAAGCCGCATCGAGTCCGCATTCCTGAGTTCAGACCAGCGCTATTATCGGATGCCTTGTCCGCACTGTTCAGATATGATTAAATTCGAGTGGGCTAATGTACAGTGGCCTGACGGTGAGCCGGAAAAAGCGTCGTACTGGTGTCAGAGTTGCGGCAGTGAGATTACCGACAGGGATAAGTTCGACATGCTCAAGCTTGGGGAGTGGGTAGCATCTAACCCAAGCAGCAGAATCGCAGGCTTCCACATATGGGAGGCATACTCTCCGTGGGCGACATTCGGCGAGATGGCTTTAAACTTTATGGAAGCCAAAAAGCTTCCTGAGACTCTACAAACGTGGATAAACACGGCGTTAGGGCAGACATGGGACGACGGCGGCGAATCAATTGGTGACGATGAGTTAATCAGCCGCTGTGAGGTATACAATGCAGATGCCCCTGACGGTGTGCTTTGCATCACTGCTGGCGTAGACGTTCAGGATGATCGGCTTGAGCTTGAGTTTGTCGGATGGGGCCGCGACCGGGAGTCATGGAGCCTTGACTATGTTGTTTTACATGGTGATCCAGCGGCTACTTATGTGTGGGAACAGCTTGATGATCAGCTCGCAAGGGCGTTTACACTCGATGACGGCGGCATGCTCAGGGTGGCATCTGCTTGTATCGACACGGGTGGGCATCATACGCAAGAGGTTTACATGTTCTGCAAGTCGCGATACCGGCGCAGGGTATATGCGATCAAAGGTGTAGGCGGCGCAGGCCGTCCGCTTGTCGGTCGGCCATCGAGGAGCAATACAGCCAAGGTTCATCTCTTTCCTGTTGGCGTTGACACAGCAAAGGACATGGTGTATTCCAGATTACGCATACAGGAGTATGGCCCCGGTTATTGCCATTTTCCTGTTGGCCGGGATAAGTGCTATTTCGAGCAGATGACATCGGAAAAGGCTGTCTCCAAGTGGATTAAGGGCATCGCAACAAGGGCTTGGGTAAAGAAGAGTGCTAGCCGTCGAAACGAGGCTCTTGATTGCCGTGTCTATGCGCTGGCTGCATTCGATATCCTAAACGCAAACATGGATGTTCTTGAGCGAAAAGCAAACTCCCTTTACAATCAGCATAGTGTGAGTACAATTGTACCTGATATTGACCAAGGAGAAGCTGTCGCACCATCGCGACGCGACAATAAGGCCAAGTCTGGAAGCAGGAAAAAAAGTGGATTTGTCGGGGGTTGGAAATGATTAAAGCCGAAGAAGGAAATTAAAAAACATGGCCGCCGTTCCAACGACGGAGCCGGTGTCGATCGTATCAGGTGACACTATCACATGGTCTAAGTCGCTGTCCGATTATAAGTCTACACTTTGGACCCTCAAGTATGAGATCGTCAGCAGCACGCAGTCTCTGACGGTTGTATGCACAAATGGTGGGAACGGTTCCTATTTAGCCACTATTTCTGCCACCGCCAACATCCTTGCCGCTGGCGATTATAGCATTGTTGGATACGTGAATGATCTTGCGACAGGCATTGAAAAACACACTGTGTACACAGGGCGGATACATGTATCTCCAGACTTGTCTATCGGTGCGTCAGACGTAAGAAGCCACGCTAAGCGCGTGCTGGATGCCATTGAGGCCACAATTGAGGGACGCGCCACACGGGATCAGAGGACAATGCGTATTGGTGGCCGCTGGATTGAGCGTATGCCTGTAGAAGAGCTTATCCGCCTTCGCAGTGTTTACCGGGCTGAATTCAGGGCTGAGGTGAGTGCTGAACGCATTGCCAACGGACTTCCATCCGGTCGTAAAATAGTTACGAGGTTTGTGACTTAATATGTGGCCATTCAATAGAGATAAAGAATCGGACCCGGCAGCAGCCGTGGCCAAAAAAGTGCACAAACGCGCTTATAAGTCCGCGCAGTCAAGTAACATTACGTTCGGATGGGCGACAGCTGCATCCAAGCCAGATTACGACATAAAGACAGGACTTAGGGCACTGCGGGCAAGATCGCGTGAGCAATATCAGAATAACGATATTGCACGCAAAATTGTAGCCATGCACAGGAATAACGTTGTTGGATCAAAGGGCATATCCATGCAGTCAAGGGCCAAGTTCATTGAAACTGGTGAGCCTGACAGGATTGCATCTGGAATAATTGAATCCGCATGGAAAGACTGGGGCCGAAAGGAACATTGCGACGTTCGCGGGTTGAGGTCGTTCAAAACGCTGCAAGACTTGGTTATAACGACAGCCTTGATTGATGGTGAGGTTATTGTAAACAAGGTAAGTGGTGGAAAATACGGCTTGCAGCTTGAAATGATAGATGCAGAGCTGTTGGATGTTGACTATAACCGAGACGTTGCACAAGGTTCTAACAACTATATACGGATGGGCATAGAATACTCTTCGCTAGGGAAGCCTGTGGCGTATCACATCAAGTCATCTTCTAGGAACAAGGATTGGTATGAGTATAATTCGACAAGCTATCGGCGCATTCGTGCAGAAAACATTCTACACATATACAGGCATGAGTTTGTAGATCAGTCAAGAGGCGTCCCTTGGATGTCTACGGCCTTGCACAGCATGAAAATGCTTGATGGCTATGTTGAGGCCGCTGTGGTTGCTGCGAGGGCTGGAGCATCCAAGATGGGATTCTACTATTCCGAGGACGGAGCCGAGTATCATGGGGATGGCGTTGATGGCGACGGTAACCTCATAAGCGAAGCTGAGCCGGGCATGTTTGAAGAGTTGCCTCCAGGCACGAAGTTCCAAGGGTATGACCCGACATATCCACATCAGCAATTCCCAGAGTTCACGAAAGCAATCAACCGCAGGATAGCATCAAGCATGGGTATATCTTACAATGCACTGGCCAATGACCTGCAATCGGTCAGTTTTAGCTCGATGCGCTCCGGTGCGCTGGAGGAGCGGGAAAATTGGAAGGAACTCCAAGATTGGATGGCAAGTGAATTCTGTGCTCCCGTTTTTGAGGCTTGGCTTGACACGGCTATACTTGGTGGCGCACTATCCAGCGGCAGCATTGTGCTAAGCGCCGGTAAGATTGATAAGTATCGCGATGTGTCATGGCAGGCTAAGCGGTGGTCATGGGTTGATCCTATCAAGGATGTGCAATCAAACATTCTAGCGATCAACAACGGCTTGCGCTCGCGATCAGATATTATTCGCGAGATGGGCAGGGACCCTGACGAAGTATGGAGCGAAATAGTAAGTGAAAATGATCTGCTTGAGTCGTTGGGAGTGAAAATAGTGCCGGATGTTGGTGTCATCGAGGATGATGAGGATGAGGCGGCGGTGGTTGAAGACAAGCCTAATGGGAGTACAGACAATGAAGGTTAAAAGACAGTACAGGGACGTTGAAATTGCACTTGATGGCTCTTCTGATGAGCGCAAAGTGAGCCTTGCTTTCTCTTCGGAGGAACCAGTCAGACGCAGCTACGGGATGGAGATATTAGACCACTCCCATGGAGCCATCGTCATGGACTATATGAGGTCTGGTGCGCCGCTGCTTGTCGGGCATAATTGCGATGATCAGGTTGGAGTGGTTGAGTCTGTTGAAATAGGTGATGACAGGGTTGGGCGAGCTGTAGTGCGCTTCGGGCGAAGCAAACGAGCAAATGAGATATTTAACGACGTTACTGACGGAATCAGGAAATTCATTAGCGTCGGGTACGATGTATTGAAGGTCGTTAAAGAAGGGGATGACATTTACAGGGCTGTATCGTGGATGCCTGTTGAGATATCAATTGTTCCTGTTCCGGCTGATGTCACGGTTGGCATAGGTCGGTCAGTTGTCAATGAAGTTGTAAACGAAGTTGAAATCATAGAGAATAAAAAAGAAAAAAGGAGCATTGAGATGCCTACTGAAAATAAGGATATTAAAGCCGAATATGAGAGTGCGCTTAAAGAAGCACGCAAGAGTGCGGCCCAGGATGAACGCAGTCGTGTGGCTGAAATGATTGAACTAGGCGAGCGGTTTAATGCCGTTGGTTTGGCGCGTGAACATATCTCGAAAGGAAAAAATATTAACGCCTTCCGTTCTGCCCTGCTTGAACGGCAGGAGCGAAATGAAGCCGTTGGATCGATGGGTGACAAGCCTGCGACAGAGCTTGGCATGGCTGATTCTGACGCCAAGCGATATAGCATCATCAGGGCCATTAACGCAGCCGCAACAGGAGACTGGTCAAAGGCTGGTTTTGAGCGTGAGTGTTCGATCTCTATTGCTGACAAGATTGGCCGTGAAGCGCGCGGTTTTTTTGTACCATTCGACGTGCAGACGCGTGTATCACCTCCGATGAACACCACTGACCAGACTTCGCTTGTTGGCACTACCCATCTGGCAGCTTCGTTTATCGAGCAGTTGCGTAATCAGTCGGTTGTAGCTCGGCTTGGTGCTCGTCTGCTCACCGGCCTTGTCGGCAACGTTGACATTCCGAAGCAGACTGCTGGTTCCACATTCACGTGGCTTGCCGAGAATGGTGCCTCAACTGACTCAGACCTGACTATCGGGCAGGTGTCGCTGTCGCCTAAGACGATCGGCGGTGCTATTCCCATGACGCGCAGGCTGCTGAAGCAGGGCACTCCTGACGCAGAAATGCTTGCACGCTCAGACCTTATTCAGGGCGCGGCGTTAGCTATCGATGTAGGTGCCTTGTCAGGCACTGGCGCAGCTGGTCAGCCTCTCGGCATCATGAACACTACCGGGATCAATACACAGGCCATTGCTGACTTGGCGAACGGTTTCCCAACCTTCGCTGAAATGGTCGGGTTTGAGACTGCCGTGCTTACGGATAATGCGCTCATGGGGGCAATGAACTATGTCACTACTCCGGCTATTCAGGGGCACATGAAGACGACTTTCGTTGATACTGGTTCAGGCATACGTATCCAGCAGGATGGGCAGGTGAACGGCTACAACTCGACTGCAACCAACCAGCTTTCTGCTAAGAGCATCCTGTTCGGTAACTTCAATGACTGCTTGATCGGCATGTGGGGCGTTTTAGATCTGTCTGTTGACACTTCAACATTGGCATCGTCTGGAGGCATTGTTGTTCGTGCGTTCCAGGATGTTGATGTAGCTGTCCGACACGCTGAATCATTCTGCAAGAACGCTTAATGTAAATACGGATTGGGGCCGAAAGGCCCCATGATGTCCTTGTTATTGGAGGCATGGGAATGAAAATTAAAGCATTGAAGAACGTGGGAGCATCAGGCAAGACACTGTTTGAAGGGAAGGAATATTCCGACGTATCAGACAGCGATTGCCTATATCTTATTGCCACTGGTAAAGCAGTTGAGGTGAAGAACGCAGCAACTGGTAAACGAGTGGCAAAGTAAGTGGCTATTGAAACGGACGAAGATAGGCTTGTATTGCTTGAAGACCTTGGAGATTCTGTGCTGTACAATGGATTACCCGTAAACGCTGTATTCGACAATGAATACTTTGAGGCGAGGATGGGTGATTTTGGCACTGAATCATCTTCACCCGGCATACTGTGTCGAAGCTCGGATACAGCCGGTGCTGCGCATGGTGACTCGGTTGTTGTTGGCGGTGTGCAATACATGGTTGTTGGCGTTCAACCAGACGGCATAGGTATGACTGAGTTCGTTTTGGAGAAGGTGTAAACATGGGTCATTTACTTACACAGATAAGGGATAATGTGGTATCTGATGTCACCGGTTTGACCACAACGGGGGCAAGGGTGTTCTCCGGTCGTGTCCACGCTTTAGAAAGTGGTGTTTTGCCTTGCCTGGCTGTTGATGTTGGCGACGAAACAGGCGATTATGCTTCCATTGGCTACCCACGCGTGATAGCCGCTAACGCGGTATTAGATATTACTGCAATAGCATCGACAACAGGCGACTTTGACGCTATTATCAATCAGATGCAGCTCGAAATTCAGCTGGCTATCTCGGCAGATCCTACGCTTGGTGGTATCGCATCAAATGTTGTGTTTACAGGGCGAAAAAGGATGGTGACGGGCGGGCGTGAACCTGTAGCTGCGCTGATAATCAGCTATGATGTATTATACAGATACGCAGAGAACAACCCGGAGGTAACCGCGTGATGGCGACTAAAGAAGAAACAAGACCAATCGAGAAGACAAAAACAGACAAGACCGGCACTAAGCCGAAATAAGGAGAAATGAGATGGCTACTATTTTTGACCGGCTCCTGCTGGCGAAACTTGAAGTAACTAAAGGCACAGATGCGGTTCCGACAGCCGCACAGGACGCCATGCGCGTTAAGTCTTTTGCTATAACTGTCAACCAATCTAATGTGGATAGGGCCGTAGTAAAGCAGACGATGGGCAACCTCCCTCACCTTGTTGATCCTGATGCTTCTGCGTCGATTGAGATTGTGTGGGAGTTAAAGGGCTCTGGCACGGCTGGTACAGCTCCTGAATCTTCCCCTATTATTCAAGCCTGCCGCACGCTTGAAACTGTCGGCGCGGGTATAGTGTCCTATGCGCCATCCACTGCAACAGAAAAGTCGTGTACTATTTATGCTTATAAAGACGGCCTGTTGTGGCGGTTTGTTGGTGCGGTTGGCACTATATCAATCACTGAAAACATAGGCGAGGCTCCCACTGCAACGGCAAGCATGCAGGCTGTATATGCAGCTCCGGTGGTTGCCGCTGTTCCAGCTGGTGCGGTATACGATGCTACAGCCCCATCGGTCGTGTCGTCCGCTGACGTAATTAGCGATGGCTTGGCTATCCGAGTGGGCGCGTTTTCAATTGACTTGGGAAATGATGTGCAGGAACACAAAATTGTAAACCTGCATGAGTTCACCGTTTCTAACCGCAACCCTACCATAACATTCAGCAAAGATTCTGTAGCTACGGCGGCAGAATGGGCTGCGCTAAGAGGTGGTACTAACGCTTCTATTTCGTCCACCGTCGGCGCGACTGCCGGCAACATCGTGTCGGTGTCAGCTCCACAGGCACGCAGGCAGTCAGTCGCGTATGGCGAGCGAGCCGAACGAGATACGCTTGATGTCACCTATACGCTGTTTGAGTCGACCAGTGATGACCAGTTCACAATAACATTCAGTTAAAGGCGGATAAAAAAGTGAAACTATTACCAGCAGACGCAGTAAGTATTGAAGATGATGATATAAAGATGAGGCTGAAGCCATTTCAGAAGTGGATG